GGTGAGGAGTGGGTCGGTTAGGAAAAATTTGTCGGTTTTGTCGGTGGTTGGTGTGCCTAGTTGGTTGCGTGTTTGGATGCGTTGTGCGGTTTTGTTGTTGATGTATCTTGCTCCTCGGGATGCGTTACATCGTGCGCACGCACCGCAGAGGTTGCTTCTGTCGTATGGGTCACCAGATCGGTCTAACTCCACGATGTGGTCGCACTGGGTACTTGGAGTTCTTTTGCCTCGAGCGAGGCACCAGCGACATTCGGGTTCTTCGTCTAAGACTTGGCGGCGCAGTTGCTTCCATCGGCTTGTCTGGTATATCGGGTTTCCTGTCATGTCAAGAGCATAGGGCAAGGTCAAGATCACTGACGCCCACAACGGAAGAGCACCGTTGCGGTTGTCCTCACTTGTCATGAGTTGCGCGTGTGGTTTGACTCCCCCACTATTCGGAGATGTCTCTCGCTGGAAGCCTGTCTAGTTTGTTCGGTGGACAACCATTCGCCATATTCGTTTGGAAACGCTGATCAGCCGTATCGGTGTACGGCCGCCGACCCACGCTTCCGTGTGTTCCCCATTGGCATGATTCAGGGCCATGCCGGGGCTAGTGACTCCCTCTTCTAGAATCTGTCGTGATCGGTTGTATGTCAAATTATGTTAAAGCGTGATCATGTCACATGGGTGACGGACTGGTTAAGCCGCTCCGACCTTGAAGCCTGTGGATAATGGTGTGGAGATCTTTTGGTCGCCATACATGGCATTCGGCGTACTCGCCCAGAGCAGTGATCCATTCAGCCTGATTGGGTGACACTTTGCCCTTGTCAGTCTTCAACTCAGCAAAGATCAGCCCCCTGCCGTTGGTGTGGACAAGGACAAGATCCACGAAGCCTGCGTCACCAGAAATCGGTGTCATCCAACGGCCCTCAGAGTTCACCGCTCGAGTGTGCTGAACCAGCCAACCGTAATAGTGCGCCAAGGTGATCACCTTCTGCTGGAAGTGCTTCTCAAGCATGAGCAACCATTCGTGCCGGGTCATCAAGTTCAGAGATGAGGCACCCCATCGTGTCTAAGCGGTAAGAGATGCCATTAGGCGCGAGTTCACCTTGAGCGTGGAAAGTAAATCGGTCGCGCTTTGATGCGTCACAAGTTGCCACAATCCAACCGTGGGTTAAAGACTTATCAACGCGCACAAACACCCACATTGAAGAGTCTTGTTTGAGATCCCATTGCTTCTTAAACATTGCGCACTCGTAGTGCGGCTTAGGGACACTAGATGTCCTGACGGTTTTCACTTCTACTGTCCGAGCGTCGCCTAAGAGAAGATCGTAATGACAGTTATGGTCGGAGAAGTAACAAGGTGACCACTGGTTAATCCAGTTATAGACCGCTATCTCACCGAGCGCGCCAATGAGCGTGTCTTGGTAATGGTCGGTCTGCCCTTTCGTCGGTACACCCTTGCGTGTCAAGAGGTGAAGTTCAGCGCGCTCAATGTCTCTGTCGGTGATCGTGAACGGGATCATCAGAATGGGCCTTCTTCGGATGTGGTGACTTTGTTCTTCAGTTGTGTGATAAGTGCGGATGCTGCCGACTTCGTGGTTGGCATAGCGTCAGAATGTCCAAGGGCTCGAATCATGCGGAGTTGCGCTGGACTCGGAGAATCGCCTGTATCTGCTGAGGCACTCTGAGTCGTTTTAAATGTTTGAGACGCTCCAGCAGGCTTCTGTGTGCCTCCAAGATCCTCCCATTCGCTCTTTGTCCACAACGAGAGACAGATTCCGAACCTCATGGCCGCATTGCGCAAGAAGTCGCCGATGAGTTCCTTCTCGTAGTCGCCTTTATCTGCGCGCACTGAACCAACACCGATCATGGTCTTACCGAGGACAGTGAGCCGGGCCCACATGGTCGCAATGCCGTTCTCAACATGAATGTCAGGTCGGCCCAACATCCAGTGACAAGGCTCCCATGACCAGAGCGGATCTATCTCAATGAGGATGCGTGTGATGTCGGCGTGTCCTACGAAGTCCAACTGAATTCCGCCCTTGGGCAGTTTGGAGACAATGCTCGGCTCTGGGACTGCGTACTTCTTGAGGATGTCAGTCAGTTCCATCAGAGTTCCATCTTGTTCAAGAACTCGCCGAGAGCCAACGCACTGTCAAACTCGCCACCGTCATATTGTAAGGCTCGAGCGTAATTGTGAATCTGCCTAATGTGGTCAGCGTTGTCCGATGCTGGATCATCCATCTGTTCAACGAGGCACTCAGCGAGCCCTCCAGCAATGTTCTTCCATGTGATGATCTGACTTCGCAAATGGGCAACTATCAAGCGATGACGCTCGGATGTTGCCTCCATCTCTTGAAGAATCTGGCGAGCCGTGTCGTCTTCCATGTTTGTCTCCTGTCGGGATTGGTGTTGTCATTGTTGTCTATGGGTGTAGCAGAGTCAAGGATGCGTCTTGAATGTCAGTTGAATCCAGTACCGTTCAGCCTCTAACTTGCGCCGACCAGAGACTGTCAGCCCACCCCATATGCCTTGGAGAGCCATGTAGTTTGTGGGATATTCCATCGCATATTCAAGGCATTCGGAGATCACTGGACATGATCGGCAGATCGCCTTGGCAGTGTTGGTCTCGGCGGCGTTTTTGCGATTCTCAACGGGGAACCACCACGAGGTCGGATGTCCACGACATTCGGCACGGTCAGCCCAAGAGCCAATAATTGGCGGCTCATCCATCAGCATGACATTGACCACGGTTGCCATCCACACTGACCGTTTGCTTCACGGCCCGAATACAAGAGCCAAGCGAATCGGAGGTTTGTAAGCGGATCCTTCATCTGTTCGTGTGTCCAGCCAAGATCCAAGATCCAGCCCTTGTGAATCTGGTTAATCTGTGTCAGTCCGTGATCCGGGCCTGAGTCGGCGGTCGGCGTACATCTAGACTCGCGCCACATAATCTGACCGAGCCGATCCAAGATGGTGCGATCATTGGGCCATCCAGCGATGAGAGCGGTTTGGAGCCACTGTTGGCATTCGGTGTCCTCAGAGACATCCACAATGACCACTGGTGCCGATGTGGTTGTGGTCGTGGGGTTAAGTTCGGCGATCCTGTCCACTTGTTGCTCAGGTGTCAGCATCTGGACTGTTGTCCTCGGAAAGACCGTCGGTGTCGGTGTCGGCTCGGGGCTGGCGTTGCCACCTCCTCCAAACACGATCACAAGGCTCATGTATAAGCCGAAGGTCAAGGATAGGAACTTGAATGGATTCATTGCGTGCCTCCAGTTGTCGGCCCACGGGTGTGGACTCTTGGCTCAGTCATCTGACCAAGCCGATGGGAGATTGTCAAGCATTCAACTCTGGGAATGCGGCGAGAGCGTTGCGGATGCCTCGAGATGGAGCGTCACCGCACACATATCGGATGTGCCATGCCTCAGCCTGTGGGCCGTTCTTAACTTCCCAAGACCAGCCAAACTTCTCTGCGTTGCCATCCAGCAACCATTCCAGACGCTCGCCTGATGCGTTAGCGATATCTATCGCAAGTCCCCAACCGTGATTACTCATGCCGGGTGTGGATGATGGTGCGAATCCGTCGCGCAAAAAGTAGATCTGACCGTTCATCTTGCGTGTGATATTTCTGCCTTGTGGGGTCAGTGAATAGCGTTGCTTAAAGAGTGTGGACTGCGCGCCGAGTGTCCGATATGCGCCAACATGATCCAGCGAGATCTTGTCAAAGAAGGCCGCCATCTTGAGACAGTTCCAAGCGGTCGCGGCGTGTCGGTGGAGTTCACCGTTGGCAGGCCCGATCTTGCGAAGAACATCCTTGCGAAGAAGACCGTTCATCTGGTGTTGTAGATCGGCTGGCATCACTATTGGGCGCACTGGATAATCAGTCAATGTCTCTCTCCTCGTCTTGACGGTCTTTCAATCCATTGCTTGCTAATAGCCCCGTGAGCGCACCAGCCAAAACAAGTAGAACGCTTGAAAGCGTCTCCCACGACTTTGAGTCATTGGGTGACACCTCAAGAG